TATTTTCTATGCTCTGGTTTCATTTCTAGTAATTCACTATTTAAACCTTGTTCTAAAATATAATGTGCGTGTTCGTTTTCAAAAGGTACAAATTTAATATTAGACACTCTCTGTCTCCAATCTTGGATAAATACCAAGGATAGTCATTGGTAGAGCTTGTGGTTGTTGAACATAAACTAAGCCTTCTGTGCCATAGCCTGTATCAAATTCAACAGATTTATCTCCAGTAAATAATGGAATAGGTAAGTTCATTGGAGATCCACTAGCTCTAAAATCTATTGATGTTAAGTTTGCTGCGTCTGGTCCAACTTTAGCTCCAACGGTATCTTGAAACCTAACAGATAAATCATAAATTCTTTTTGTTTTAGTTTGAGTAGTTTCTGTATAACCTTCATCTAATCTCATTGTTTGTAAATCAGATGTATAAAGTAAACCAACTTTTGCTTGTTCAGTTGCATTGTCGATTGAAATTGCTCCCCCAGAAACCGTCTTTGAAGTTTGGGTTGAGCCTTCGCCAATAACATCTACAACTTCTCCTTCTAAATGATCTAATCCAGTAAGACTAGATGTTTCCTCGCCAACATAACTTAATCCGCTATCTAAATAATGGAACGCAGTAACGTCTTTATTAAAATCAAATGGAGTAAAATATTCTACATATCTTCTTATAGCTCCATTAATCCATCTTTGAACTATAACCCAAACTTGATCTTCGTCTGCATCGCCATCAATTACCGCAACACTTTCAACTTTAGCATGAGTTAAAATATTATCAGTTTGTTCTGATGTGTGAGCTGAAGTTAAACTTACAACGGTGTCTAAAGTTTTATCTGAATAAAGTTTAAATTGGTTGTTATCAATTTTCTCAATATAATATTTTGTATTTTCAGATAAACCACCAATAGCTGTTCCTGTGTTATCGTAATAAAAAATATCTCCAGTAACAAAACCATGAGATGCTGAATAAATAAAATTAGATGAAATGTTTACACCTTGATAAATGTATTGAGTTGTGTCTGAACTAGGAGCTGAAGTAAAAGATATAGCTGTACCAGCAGTAGCATTCGATGCTGTTGTGGCTAGTTTAATAGTATTACTATCGGTTGCGATAGCATAATATAATGTTGAATTATTTAATCCACCAATAGCATTAGAGCCAGCATAATAATAAACTGGATCAGCAGTTGATAAACCGTGTGATGATAAAGTTATTGTGTTGTTAGTTGTATTAACAACTGTTGTATTTGATGTAAAAGAAATTGATTGTTGAATAATATTTTTTGTAGTGTCAGACTTACCACCTAAAATATGTCTATGCCAGGCTACAACACTTTCTAATCTATTATAAGTTAAACCAGTTAATATCCCATCTGTTCTTGCTCCCCAAACTATTGAGTATGGTTCTTGTTGGTAATCCATTTGGGTAATACCACTATCGGTTATATGTTCTGCAAGAATAGTTAAATCTGGAGCAACATAACCATCGGTGTCAAAGTTATAAGCAAGTTCTCTCATTTTTCTTTTTGCTCTTTGTAAAAAGATAGTTGCGTTACCAATAGATAAAGCATCTACTCCAGCTGATCCATAGTTGGATTGTTTAATAATTGAAATATTTGTCGGTGTGATTGCAGATGCGGTTCCAGCAGATACAGCATATTCTCCACCCGTTGTCATTACAATTAAAGTTCTTGTTGCCTTCATAGCTTTAATTGCATTAACCTGGTTGGATGCAATAGTATAAATCATAGCATCGTCAGCATCGGTTCCAGCTGTCATATTCTCATAATCTCCAGACTTTGAGAAAAACATAGTTTGTGGTTGATCTGAAGTTCCAGCAAATACTAATCTTTGTTCAAAGAAAGTAACTACTGATGGATGACCCGTGGTGTCTGAAAAAGAACCTAGATTAAATGCTGCTGTAGCATCGGTATTAGCAAATGCTTTAGTTATAGTACAAACGACAACTGTAGTATTAGTTCTTCCTGTAATTACAGCCTCGCCACTATTAAATTTTAAAATTCTTCCAACGTCTGTTGTTTGAAAACCAGTTCCACTATTAATTCCAACGATTGCACTAGCAGTTATATTTACACTTGTTCCAGTTCCAGAGGATGCTGGAGTTAAAGTAGTCGTTGTCGTATTGGTATCCATGTAGGGTCCAGTTTCAGCAAAGTCTACTTCTGAAAGTGTCCAGGATGTATGACCCGTTCTGGATAATTTAGATGCCTCATGAGATGGATGGCAGATATACATAACGTCAGCAGACTGTGCAAATTTTAAATCAAATAGTTGTGCTGTCGTATAATTGGTTGTTATTTGATAAATTCTATTGGCTACACCAGCAGATGAATAAGCGGTATAACCAGAAGAGTTTATATCGTTACCATCAACATCTTGTAATTCAAAAGTATTAGTAGTTTTATCAGCTACTTTAAAAGTTTTACCATTTACTTCTGTCATTCCAACAACAGATGAAATAGTTACAAAATCTCCATTATTATAACCATGTGAGCTAGATGTAACTACAGCTGGATTAGCAGCAGTAATTCCTGTAATTGTTTTATTACCTTCTACAATTTGACCGTCATCTTTAAAGAAACGAATATATTGATTACCAAATTCTAAAATGTAAGTTTGTTCAGTTGAAAATGTAAAAGGAATAAGTCTTGTTTTATTTGCAGATGTTTTTATTTCAGATACAAAATAAGTTCCTGGTCGTCTTGTTATTGGTCCATGTGGCATAACCACAAAGTTTTCAATATTAGTTGCTCCATTAAAGTATTTTGCAAAATCTGTTCTTCCCTCCATAGAAGAGGAAAGCTCCCCAGCCGTAAAGCTCGGTATGCTTAAAAGTTGTTTTCCCATATTTAAAATCTACTATTTAAAAAATCTTCAGTTATGATTTGATCTGTTGGAGCTAACTCTGGATTAGTATTATAACCTTCGCTAGCGTCTGTGTGTCTTGCCTCTGATAATTTAGCTTGATATTTTTCTGCCATTAATTTTGAAACTTGTAGATTAGCAGTTATAGCATAAGATATATCTTGTGCTAAATGAGCTGATATTGTTTCTCTTAATAAAACATCTAATTCATTAACGTCAGTTATTTGTGCTAAATAAATTAAATAAACAGAACTTTCACTAATTAATAATTTTCTACCTTCAACTTTATAATCAGAATTATAATCTTTAATTCCTAAAATTCTTAAACAATCTGCGGGTAAAGTATATTGATAATCAAAACCCCAGGCTGGAGTATCGCTATCTTGTGCTAATTGAACTCTTTTAATTAAACAATTCCAAGGATGCGCTCTAAATACTGCATCTCTAATTGTTGTATATCTTTCATTACAAAGTCTAGCATTTTTACTATCGTCTGTAAGAGCTGTAATTGAACTTGCTCCTAATTGATTTAATGCTGAATTACAAATTTGAACTACTGATGCCATGTTAATCCTTTTTAATTATATATTTTCTTCTTAATTTTCTTGGTTTAACTAAAGCAAATATTTCAGCTTCAGTTAATTCCGCTTTAGTATCAAAACCATAATGATACTTGCTATCGTTTTTAAATCTGTCTACCAAAACATATCGGTAAATATGATTTCCACTTTTAAAGTGTAAGATAGGTTTTGGTTTATCTATTTTTTTTGTCATGCATCCTAGGCGGGTTCCACTCTCGCTTTCCCCGCCTAAAATTCTATTTGCTAGTTACAAACGTAGTTTATGCAGAACGACATATCGCCTTCAGTTCCACCCGCAGCAGCCATAGTAGCCGCTATGTAGTAGTAACCTCCAGGATCGCTAGACGCTCCAGCCATTTCCCACATTGCTTTTCCAGCAGTATTGATGTCAGCAGCCTCGTGTCTTACATCTGCGATTGCAGCAGCATCAGCCACCGCAGTTGCGAAGTAATCTTCGTCTACTACTGTTCCATCACTTTGATAAATTCCAACATTGAAAGTACATGAACCACCAAAAGTATCTGATCCTACCCATATTTGAGGTACAACCGCATTACTTGGTATTGGTGCAAGCATAACAATATCGTCATCATCACTATCGCCAGCTTCTACAACTATAGTACCTTGAGCTACACGAAGAACTCCGTGTAACAGGCTGCTATCTGTAAGAACTGGTGGCGTAGCTTCAAAATTTGCTACTAAGTCTGAGTTTTTAGTTCCCATTGTGATTTTCTCCTATTTTATTGATTATGCTTCATGACAAGGAATTTGTACTACAGCTTTTTCTTCCATTCTAACGGCACCTAAACTCATCGCATAGTAAACTTGCGTTGAGTAAGATTTGTCAGCTCTTTCAGAAATTTTTGCTGATATATCATTTCCGATACCTAATTTAATAGCATCGTCAGTATAAGCAAAAACTAATCTGTCAGAAGTGTAAGTTGCATCCTTGTTCAATCTAGTTGACATTATAAACTCAAATCCTAAGTAGGAATTGATACTACCTTCAGCAAGAGCTTTAACTGTATTATAGTCTGAGCTAGTTACTTGTGTAGTTCCTAATAGATCTGATACCTGTTGTGGTCCGCAAACGACATATCTCTTTCTTGAAGGATCAACATCGTTGTTATCTAAGATTTTCTTCGCAGACAAAAGTTTAGCAATAGTCAAACCGTCTGATTGGTCTGAAGTTGCAGTCTTTTGCGTTGAAGGCAAAGCTGTAGATGAACCACCAGCAACACCAGTTGATGCAGACGCATTGAATGCAGTTATAATAACGTCATCCATTGCTCTATTCATCGCTGCTGCCGCTGCTTTAGCGTATGAACTTGTTGGATCCACAAGCATTCTAACTTTGTCGACATCGTCAACTAAGTCAGCCCACTCGTAATCAGCCAAGCTCAATCTTCTTCTGCTGTGAGGAGTATCTATTTGAGGTGTATCGCCATGTCTGCTCGTTCTTAATTGAGCAGCAGTAACTCCGACTTGATC